GGCCTCATTCCGACTGGCACAGCGAGAACATGACCACAATGCGACACGCGCCGGGTGCAATCCGTCTGTGCTGGCACTGCGATAACCAGCTGCGCGATCAGTTCACGGAACGGCTGGAATCAATGGCAACGGATAACTGTGCCCGCTGGGTGTTGTCTGTTGTGCGTCGGGATCTCGGTTTTGATGACAGTCACGTTGTGACAATGCCGGAACTGTGCTGGTGGCTGATTCGTAATGATCTGGCGGATGCCTTACCGGAAAGTGCAGCCCGTAAGGCACTGAGATTACCGAAGCCTGTTGTGCCGTCTGTTACCCGGGAAAGTGACCTTGTGCCTTCGGTTCCTGCCACCAGCATCATCCAGGATAAGGCGAAAAAGGTGCTGGCGCTGAAAGTGGATCCGGAGTCGCCGGAGTCTTTTATGTTACGCCCAAAACGTCGCCGCTGGGTTAATGAAAAGTACACGCGCTGGGTTAAGACACAGCCGTGTGCATGTTGTGGAAAGCCCGCTGATGATCCCCACCACCTGATAGGTCACGGTCAGGGTGGAATGGGAACAAAAGCGCATGACCTTTTTGTGTTGCCTTTGTGCAGAAAGCATCACGACGAGCTGCATGCGGATACCGTGGCATTTGAAGAGAAGTATGGCTCCCAGCTGGAGCTGATATTTCGTTTTATCGATCGTGCGCTGGCAATTGGCGTACTGGCCTGATTTTGTGGAGAAAGGTGATGCGTGATATTCAGATGATACTTGAACGTTGGGGAGCATGGGCTGCGAGTGATAACTCTGGTGTTGATTATTCACCTATAGCTGCTGGGTTTAAGGGACTTCTTCCCTATACCAGCAAGAAACGCTTGGCTTGTTCGGATAGTGATGCATTAATTATTGAAGGTTGTCTTGCTCGTCTAAAGCAAAAAAGACCTTATGAGCATTCGCTTCTTGTGGCACATTATTTATACAGAATATCCAAGCGTAAGATTGCAAAGGCGCGTGGAAAGGATGAGAAATTGATACGTATAGAAATACAGCTAGCCGAAGGATTTATTGATGGCTGCCTTTCCATGCTAGATCTAACATTAGATTTGGACGTTTAATAAAATACGCCCCATGCAGGGGCGTATTATTTACTGAATGAATGACATTTGATTGATATATTTTATCAATAACTCTCTGGGTGTAGTGCTCCAAAAATTTAGGTGGTCATAATCAGTATAAACTTTGGTGAACCTTTTTAGTTCTTCATCACTTTTAGGAGCAAATCGCTCATTAAGAGTAATACTGTCTTTAATTATTCCAAAGAATACAATTGATATTTTAGGGATTTTCGAACTCATCTCATAAGAATAAGGTATCTCTTTTATTTTAAGCAGGTCTGCTAAATAAGATATAGATTCAGCGGTAATTTCGTGTTTTAGTTTTTCCTTGTCACCAAAGCAATGTATGAAGACAGCTACGACAAAGATCATATTTATAAAACGATCACTACTGTTGTCTTCATTGTCGTTTAACAGTTGAAAAATGTTAAGATTGCGTGAAAATGTTTGTGTTTCACGTAATGATAAGTTGGTTCGTTGAATTAAATCACGGATAAAATAACCTGATAAGCTATTGATTTCATTTAATGATCTTGTTTTTTCTACAAGGTAATTCCAATATATAACAGAGGCTTTACATACGTCGTGACCATTTATCAAACATGTATCTGGAAGCGTGATGGTATATTTTATAAACTTGTCAAGATACTTTTGTGAGTTAATACTATAACCATAAATATGATTTATCGATGCTCTTAATTGTTCTGTGTTTGTAACTAAAATAAAAAAGACATTATTGATGTCAAAAATGTGTTTTATTGTTTCAATGACATTTGTTGAAAAACTCGGCTTACATCGGTCTAATTCATCAATTATAATTACTATCTTTTGATTTTCTGAAATACTTTCGATGCAAGATTTAAGTGAATTTATGTTTTTCTCTGATTCCATATGGTCTTCAAGCAAATTTTCAATAGTCCCATCTATTGCTGCATTGCTTGCTTTCTTCATCGCATCTTGGAATTCTTCGGCAACTTCACTAGCCTCCTGTCGTAAAAACCAACCTGCACCAGCTTTTAGTACAGTTTTTAAACCAAATCGAATTGCAGGAAGAGATCTCTTAATGAAGTGTTGTTTTTCTTCCTCAGGCAAAATGCTGGCAATTGCAGAGGTTATGAGAAGTAATGGAGATTCTGCATGATCCCCTTTAAAGGCATCAATATAAACAACTTTAGATTCGGGTTCTTGCTCAATAATGAGATTTTTCAGTTTGATACTAAATTCTGATTTCCCTGTTCCCCATGCGCCATCTATTACCAGTGGTGAAATGTCTGCCTCTGGTTTTAGCAACTTGATGATATTTTCAGCGATGTTTCTTCGTTGGAACTCGTCACGTTCAGTGAACGATAGTGTATCTAACATAATATAAACCTGTTAACTCCTACAGTAAAAAACGAATAATACGACTTTGGGATTAAAAATCATTAACGCGGTCCGCAAAAATTCTTGTAATCTGTTAAGAGTGGTTACTTCGCCACACAGCTTAAACCCGCCATTGAGCGGGTTTTGTCTTTTCTGGGCCTTGGTATTCGTTGGGCTTGGTCTATCTAGTACTTATCCATTGGCTCGACTTCTTTTACGTTTCCGCTTCTGATTTGCGGTTCGTGGTACTCCCTCAATTTACACCTCCTGTATCGGCGAGGTGAGAGATAACTACAAATGCCTCATAACCCAAATACCTGGCTGGAGTTGTTCCAGAGCTGGTGGCGTGGAGATACGCCTCTTGGCGCAGTGATTATGTCGATTGTTATGGCTGGATTGCGCATTGCCTATTTTGGCGGTGGTGGTGGGGGGAAGCGAAAAACGCTCGAGATTTTGCTCTGTGGTGCTCTGACGCTGACTTTTGCATCCGCTCTTGAGTATGTCGGATGGCCTAAATCACTTTCTGTTGCCATTGGTGGCGGTGTTGGGCTGATTGGTGTCGATGCAATTCGTGGGGCTGCAATGAGAGTGATCGGTAACAAGTTTGGTGGCTCTAAGGAGTAATTTATGCAGATACTAAATTCCCAGCGTAAAGCTTTCCTGGATATGGTGGCATGGTCAGAAGGAACGGATAACGGGCGACAACCGACACATAATCACGGTTATGACGTTATTGTCGGTGGTGAACTCTTCACTGATTACTCCGACCACCCTCGCAAACTTGTCACGCTAAACCCAAAACTTAAATCAACGGCTGCTGGACGCTACCAGATTCTTTCCCGATGGTGGGATGCTTACCGTAAACAGCTTGGTCTGAAAGACTTCTCCCCCAAAAGCCAGGACGCAGTGGCATTGCAGCAGATTAAAGAGCGTGGCGCTTTACCGATGATTGATCGCGGTGATATCCGTCAGGCTATCGATCGTTGCAGCAATATCTGGGCTTCACTGCCGGGTGCAGGTTACGGTCAGTATGAACATAAAATCGGTGACCTGATTGCCCGATTTAAAGAGGCTGGTGGGGGGGGAAATGAAGTTGAGTTATAAGCTGATTATCGCTGCTTTTTTCGTTACTGCCATTGGTTCTTTCATCTGGTCAGCCAGCTACTACTACAGCAAATATCAGTACGAAAAGAAACGTGCTGATGAGGCTGTACAAAATGCTGAATCAGCAACTGCCATTACCAATAACGTCCTGCAATCAATGCAAATCGTCAATACAGTTTGGGAGGCTAACCAGCATGCAAAACAGCAGATCGCACTGGAGTCACAGAGAACCCAGGAAGATATCAAAGTGGCTGTTGCGGATGATGATTGTGCTTCACGTCCTGTGCCTGCTGCCGCTGCTGACCGGTTGCGAAAGTACGCGGACAGTTTACGTAACAGTACCTCCAATTCCGCTTCCAGCTACTCTGACTTTGGAAACGCCAGTACCGCACATACCAGATACCCTGACCTATGGTGACAGCCTGGAGTTGAATGTGAGTCTGTTGTCGGCGTTGGAACAGTGTAATTTTGATAAAGCGACAATAAAAAGTATTGATGCTAACAAGTAAAAGAGCCTGCACCTTTATAGAGATGATTCCATGTTAATATCGCTCCTTTAACGGGAGGCATTATGATGGATTGGAATATGTGGTCTGCTATTGGGGCTTGTGGTTCGGCTATCGCGTCTTTTGGGGCGTTGTGTTATGCCCGTAAGGCGTTAAACACATGGAATAGACAGGAGCAATTTAAAGTAAAGTTAGAGTTTAAGAGAGCTTTACTTCAGTTGGAGGATGCCTTTGAGGCAATGCCTGATAATTGGAATTCCGTACAGTATAGAATAGCCAAAACATTTGCGTCTCAGCGGGGCAACGATATATATAATGGAGTTGTTGAGGCTGAAAAACAGCTGTTTTATAAAAAACAAAACCTTAATTTAGCGTACGGACATTCCGTACAGGCATGGGTTTTGTGTGAAGAACTGTTTAAAGACAATACTATTCATGATGAATGGAAAGCTTTCAGAATTAGTTATGATAATTACATTCTGAATGGTGGGAACAAAAATGATTATTTGCCAATGATAAAAAATATATATTCAAAAATTCCTGTGTTTAATGGTTGATTTCTATACGAAATGGAAAATATGTTCCATCTTTTTTAGGGAAATTATATGCCCCCACGAACCCCAAAAGCCTGCCGCATTCGAGGCTGCCGCAATACCACCACGGACCCGTCAGGCTACTGCGAAAGCCACAAAAGCGAAGGCTGGAAGCAATACAAGCCAGGACAATCCCGTCATCAGCGCGGCTACGGTTCGAAATGGGATGCTATCCGTGAACGTGTACTGAAGCGTGACAAGGGCCTGTGTCAGTTATGTCTGCGTGCCGGTGTGGTGCGTGAGGCGAAAACCGTTGACCACATCATCCCTAAAGCGCATGGCGGCACTGATGCCGACAGTAATCTGCAGAGTCTGTGCTGGCCCTGCCATAAGGCGAAGACGGCCCGTGAACGGTTAAAGTGATAATAATTCTCAACTGTCTGAGGGGAGGGGCGGGTCAAATCTCTGTGACCTGACGTCTTCCGGACTGCCCGCCCCATCGTTTTTTTATACCCGCGAAAAATGAAATTTAACCAGGAGTGCCGCATATGGCTGGAACGGTGGGGCGTTCCGGGCGTCGCCCCAAGCCAACGGCGCGCAAGGCGCTGGCCGGAAACCCCGGCAAGCGAGCCCTGAATAAAGATGAACCTGTTTTTACGCCCATCAAAGGTGTTGAGCCACCGGAGTGGTTCGCTGAAGAAGATCTCCCTCTCGCTACGATCATGTGGCAACTGACAACTAAAGAACTCTGCGGTCAGGGCCTGCTATGCGTGACTGACCTGGCGGTACTTGAGCGGTGGTGCGTGGCCTATGAGTTCTGGCGACGTGCCGTGAAAAATATTGCCATACAGGGCAACACCATCACCGGTGCAATGGGCGGCAGGGTCAAAAATCCGGAGCTGACCGCCAAAAAAGAACAGGAGTCCGAGATGAGCAGCACGGGTGCAATGCTCGGACTCGACCCCAGCAGCCGCCAGCGTCTGATTGGCCTGGCGGGGCAGAAGAAAGCCACTAACCCGTTTCTGAAAATCATCGAGTCATGAGCAGGAAATCTTACCCCAACGTAAATGCTGCCAATCAGTATGCCCGTGATGTCGTGCGCGGAAAGATTGTGGCCTGCCAGTTTGTGATTCAGGCCTGCCAGCGCCATCTTGATGACCTGATGGCGGAAAAAAGTAAGTCGTTTCGTTACCGCTTCGACAAGGACCTGGCTGAACGGGCCGCGAAATTTATTCAGCTGTTGCCACACACCAAGGGGGAGTGGGCATTCAAACGGATGCCCATCACGCTGGAGCCGTGGCAGCTCTTTGTGATCTGCTGCGCGTTTGGCTGGGTCAATAAAGGCTCCCGGCTGCGCCGCTTCCGGGAGGTGTATACCGAAATCCCCCGTAAGAACGGCAAATCGGCAATCTCTGCCGGTGTTGCCCTGTATTGTTTTGCCTGTGATAACGAGTTCGGCGCGGAAGTGTATTCCGGTGCCACGACGGAGAAACAGGCATGGGAAGTCTTTCGTCCGGCACGACTGATGTGTAAACGCACACCCATGCTGACGGAAGCGTTCGGGATTGAGGTTAACGCCTCAAACATGAACCGTCCGGAGGATGGTGCGCGGTTTGAACCGCTGATCGGTAACCCCGGTGATGGTTCATCACCCCACTGTGCCGTGGTGGATGAATATCACGAGCACGCCACCGATGCGCTTTACACCACGATGCTTACCGGGATGGGGGCGCGACGTCAGCCCCTGATGTGGGCTATCACCACCGCCGGGTACAACATTGAGGGGCCGTGCTACGACAAACGGCGGGAAGTCATCGAGATGCTCAACGGTTCGGTACCCAACGATGAACTGTTCGGGATCATCTATACCGTTGATGAAGGTGACGACTGGACCGACCCGCAGGTGCTGGAAAAAGCCAATCCAAATATTGGCGTGTCGGTTTATCGCGAATTTTTGTTAAGTCAGCAACAGCGTGCGAAAAATAACGCCCGTCTGGCAAACGTCTTTAAAACAAAGCACCTCAATATCTGGGTGTCGGCGCGTTCGGCGTATTTCAACCTGGTGAGCTGGCAGAGCTGCGAGGATAAATCACTGACCCTTGAGCAGTTCGAGGGGCAGCCGTGCATTCTGGCCTTTGACCTGGCGCGTAAGCTGGATATGAACAGCATGGCGCGACTTTATACCCGCGAGATTGACGGTAAAACGCATTACTACAGTGTGGCCCCGCGTTTCTGGGTACCGTATGACACGGTGTACAGCGTCGAGAAAAATGAAGATAGACGGACAGCCGAACGCTTTCAGAAATGGGTGGAAATGGGCGTCCTGACCGTTACCGATGGTGCAGAGGTGGATTATCGCTACATCCTCGAGGAGGCCAAAGCGGCGAACAAAATCAGCCCGGTCAGTGAGTCACCCATCGACCCCTTCGGGGCGACCGGGCTGTCACATGACCTTGCTGATGAAGATCTGAATCCCGTCACTATCGTCCAGAACTTCGCCAATATGTCCGATCCGATGAAAGAGCTGGAAGCAGCGATTGAATCGGGACGCTTTCATCATGACGGCAATCCCATCATGACCTGGTGTATCGGCAATGTGGTCGGCAAAAACATGCCAGGTAACGATGATTTAGTGAAGCCCGTCAAGGAGCAGGCGGAAAACAAAATCGATGGTGCGGTTGCACTGATTATGACGATCGGTCGGGCAATGCTCAAAGAACCTGACGATTTCCTCTCATCTCTTGATCCGGACGATGATCTCTTAATTCTATGAAATCACTAATTGCTGATGTTATCGGGCTGGCTGGTTTTGGCCTGCTTACGTGCGGGGTTTACCTGCAGTTTGGTATGGCTCCGGCTCTGATTTTGTCCGGTGCTTTACTGCTGGTGGGCGCACTGGCTATGGCCAGAAGGGGGACGCGTGCTGCTTGATGCTCTGTTCAGAAGTAAATCACTGGAGAATCCTTCCACCCCGATAACCGGTGATGCCGTTGATACTGATGGGCTGTTCCGGGCAGACGTTTATGTCAGTCCTGAGACTGCGATGAAACTGGCTGCGGTGTATTCCTGTATCTATGTCCTGTCTTCCAGCCTTGCCCAGATGCCGTTGCATGTTATGCGCAGGCACAAGGGGAAGGTTGAACCCGCACGCGATCATCCGGCGTTTTATCTGGTTCATGATGAGCCCAATACCTGGCAAACCAGCTACAAATGGCGCGAACTGAAGCAACGTCACATCCTTGGCTGGGGGAATGGGTATACCTGGGTGAAACGTAATCGTCGCGGTGAAGTCATATCCCTGGATTGCTGTATGCCGTGGGAAACGACGCTGATGAATACTGGTGGCCGATATACCTACGGTTTGTACAACGAATATGGGGCGTTTGCGATCAGTCCGGACGATATGATCCACATCCGTGCGCTGGGTAATAATCAGAAGATGGGGCTGAGTCCGATTATGCAACATGCCGAAACAATAGGCATGGGGATGAGCGGTCAGAAGTACACAGAAAGCTTCTTCAGCGGTAATGCCCGTCCGGCGGGGATAGTATCCGTTAAAAGCGGACTCAATAAGGAAAGCTGGGGCTGGCTTAAAGATCAGTGGCAGAAGGCATCGCAGGCGTTACGCCGCCAGGAAAACAAAACCATGCTGCTGCCAGCCGATCTGGATTACAAGGCACTGACTGTGTCGCCAGTTGACGCTCAGATCATTGACATGATGAAGCTGAACCGTTCAATGATCGCCGGTATTTTCAATATTCCTGCGCACATGATTAATGACCTCGAAAAAGCCACCTTCTCCAATATTTCTGCGCAGGCGATTCAGTTTGTCCGCTACACGATGATGCCGTGGGTGACGAACTGGGAGCAGGAGCTTAACCGTCGCTTGTTTACCCGCGCTGAGTTAGCCGCCGGGTATTACGTCAGGTTCAATCTGACGGGGCTTTTACGCGGAACTCCGCAGGAGCGCGCGCAATTCTATCACTTCGCTATTACCGATGGATGGATGAGCCGTAATGAGGCCCGCGCATTCGAGGATATGAATCCGGTTGAAGGGCTGGATGAGATGCTGGTAAGCGTGAACGCAGCTAACCCGGCAGGAGATTTTAAGCCCCCAAAAAACGATGAGGGAAAAACCAATGAATGACCGTGAAATCCGTTGTTACAGCGGTGAGGTGCGTGCTGAGAGGCATGACGATAACCCGGCGCACATTATCGGTTATGGATCGGTGTTTGACTGTCGTTCTGAGCTGATATTCGGTTCATTCCGCGAAATCATCCGGCCCGGCGCTTTTGACGATGTGCTTGGTGATGATGTACGCGCACTGTTTAACCACGATCCTAATTTTATTCTTGGGCGTAGTGCAGCAGGCACGCTGAATCTTTCAGTTGATGAACGCGGATTACGCTATGACATCCAGGCTCCTGAGACACAGACCATTCGTGATCTGGTGCTGGCCCCGATGCAACGTGGAGATATTAACCAGTCATCTTTCGCTTTCCGTGTCGCCCGTGACGGTGAGGAGTGGTATCAGGATGAGGACGGGGTTGTTATTCGCGAGATAACCCGCTTTTCCCGTCTGCTGGATGTCAGCCCTGTGACATATCCTGCCTATCAGGAGGCTGACTCGGCTGTTCGCTCCATGAAAGCATGGCAGGAGGCGCGCAACAGCGGCGCGCTACAGAAAGCCATTAATCAACGTATGGCGCGTGAACGCGTCCTGACCCTTCTTAACGCGTAAAGGAAACATCATGAAACTGCATGAACTGAAACAGAAACGTAATACTATCGCAACTGACATGCGCGCCCTGAATGAAAAAATTGGTGATAACGCATGGACGGAAGAGCAGCGCACTGAGTGGAACAAAGCAAAATCCGAACTGGAAGCGCTTGATGAACGAATTGCACGCGAAGAAGAACTGCGTCGTCAGGATCAGGCGTACATTGAAAGCAATGAGGAAGAGCAGCGTCAGAATCTTGATCCGGAAAACAATTCGCAACAGGATGAGAAACGAGCTCAGGTTTTTGATAAGTGGATGCGTCACGGTGCCAGTGAGCTGACATCAGAAGAGCGAAAGGCGTTGCGTGAACTTCGTGCCCAGGGTGTAGCTCAGGATGAAAAGGGCGGATATACCGTACCAGAAACATTCCTGGCGAAAGTTGTTGAGAAGATGAAATCCTACGGTGGCATCGCCAGTGTGGCACAGATTCTGACCACTTCTGACGGTCGCACCATGGAGTGGGCAACAGCTGATGGTACTTCCGAAGTTGGTGTTCTGCTGGGCGAAAATGAAGAAGCCGGTGAAGAAGACACCGATTTCGGTATGGGAAGCCTTGGGGCGCTCAAAATGACATCGAAAATCATTCGTGTGTCTAATGAGTTGCTGCAGGACAGCGCGATCGATATGGAAGCTTATCTTGCCCGTCGCATTGCTGAACGTATTGGTCGTGGTGAAGCCCGTTATCTGATTCAGGGGACTGGTGCGGGTACGCCTAAACAACCCAAAGGGCTGGCAGCATCAGTGGCCGGCACAACACAGACTGCCGCGGCAAATGCGGTGAAGTGGCAGGAAATTCTGGCTCTGAAACACAGCATTGATCCTGCATATCGTCGCGGACCGAAATTCCGCCTGGCGTTTAACGATAATACGCTGAAACTGATCAGTGAGATGGAAGACGGTCAGGGACGCCCTTTATGGTTGCCGGATATTGTTGGTGTGGCACCTGCTTCAGTGTTGAATGTACCGTATGTCATTGATCAGGAAATTGATGATATCGGGGCGGGTAAAAAATTCATATTCTGTGGTGACTTTGATCGCTTCATTATCCGTCGTGTGCGATACATGATTCTTAAACGTCTGGTTGAGCGTTACGCGGAATATGATCAGACCGGTTTTCTGGCCTTCCATCGTTTTGACTGTATCCTGGAAGACACCTCTGCCATTAAAGCGCTGGTGGGGAAAGGTAGCGTTGGTGGTTGATTAGTCTTTTTACGTAATACAGCACGCCGCGTAATGCGGTTTTTTTGTGCCCGCGTTCTGGCGGGCACAGGAGGTTTTATGCTGTTAAAAATGGAAGAGATTAAGCTTCAGCTTCGTCTGGATGATGATTTCTCTGATGAAGATGAGTTGCTTGAACTACTTGGGAAGGCCGCTCAGAGTCGGACGGAAAACTTCCTTAACCGTACGTTGTATGCAACCGCAGATGACAGGCCTGCGGATGATCCTGATGGGCTTGTGATATCTGATGATGTGAAGCTGGCGCTTCTGCTACTTGTCAGCCATTTCTACGAAAACCGCTCAACGGTTACAGACGTTGAGAAAATGGAGTTGCCAATGAGTTTTAACTGGTTGGTTGCTCCTTATCGCCTTATACCACTATGAAAATTCGTCAGGCGCAGACCAGCGCAACCTACATTCTGCCGGACCCCGGCGAACTGAATAAACGCGTCCTGATCCGCCAGCGGGTGGATATGCCCGCGGATAACTTTGGCGTGGAGCCTCAATACCCGGTTGCGTTCCGGGCATGGGCGAAGGTTATCCAGACCAGTGCCACCACCTGGCAGGAAACTGCGCAGACCGGAGACGCCATCACCCATTACATCACCATTCGCTACCGCCGGGGGATCACTGCTGATTATGAGGTGGTCTGTGGTGACAGTGTGTACCGGGTGAAACGTCAGCGTGATCTGAACGGAGCGCGGCGCTTTCTGCTGCTGGAGTGTACGGAGCTGGGTGCCGAAGAACAAATGGGAGGACGCAGTGGATCAGACAGCATTTTTACACGTTGATTTCAAACAACCGGAGGAGATGGAGTTTAACCGTGCCAGGCTCCGAAGGGCATTTGTTCAAATCGGGCGTGTCTATATGCGTGATGCCCGGCGGATGGTGATGCGACGTGGTCGGTCTGCTCCAGGTGAAAACCCCGGCTATCAGACCGGACGACTTGCGCGTTCTATAGGTTATTACGTCCCCCGTAAAAGCTCCCGTCGTTCTGGCCTGATGGTCAGGATTTCCCCTAACCAGAAAAACGGGCAGGGTAACCGGCGTTTTCCTGAAGGATCTGCGTATTATCCGGCGTTTCTGTATTACGGTGTGCGTCATGCCGCATATGGGATGAGCAAAAAGGATAAGCGCCAGAAAAAGCAGCATTCATCCCGCTGGCGGCTGGCACCACGTAATAACTTTATGGCTGATGTCATCGACCAGCGTCGTTACTGGACACAAAAGTTACTGTCCCGTGAGTTACAGCGGTCATTACGTCCTGTAAGAAGGAAAAAAACATGAAACTGACGCCTGTTATTGCTGCACTGCGTGCCCGCTGCCCGTATTTTGAAAACCGGGTGGCAGGCGCGGCCCAGTTCAAAAATCTGCCGGAGGTCGGAAAGCTGAGACTCCCGGCGGCGTATGTGGTACCGGGGGATGACTCTCCGGGAGAAAACAAAAGCCAGACCGACTACTGGCAGGAGCTGAAAGAGGGCTTCTCCGTGGTTGTCATACTGAGTAACTGGCGTGATGAGCGCGGTCAGTTTGCCTCGTATGATGTGGTGGACGATGTCCGGCAGATGCTCTTTAAGGCTCTGCTGGGCTGGAACCCGGAAGCGTGCGGTAACCCGATTACCTATGACGGCGGCACGCTGCTGGATCTGA